ATATATAAAGATGGAAATATTGTATATAATTAATTACTTATGTCTATAATCTATACAGGCATAACATAATAAAGACATCAAAAAAGGAGATAACTAAATTAATAGTTGTCTCCTTTATTAATATTAAGCATTAATTTTCTTCTATAGTCCTAAAACGTATTATATTTTTATCTTTTACAAACTCATAAATCATAGCATAATAAGTCCTCTCTATACAAATATTATCTCCATTCAAACTAATTAATACTACGGCTTCTCTTTCCTTATCTATCACTACAGCTGAGTTTTCATATTTTATTATTCTATACTCATCTTCATGATCAAATTCCAATATCCAATCTCCCAAGTCATATTGTTTCATTTTTAACCACCTCTAGTTATCTATTTTCCTACTATTTTACCATCAGAATTTAAAGATGCAACACGTTTTCCACTTTTATTCAATTTCCAAGCTTTTGTACTACCATCAACACCTAAATGTTTAGATGTATCTTTTGATAATGTATACCTGCTATCTTCTGTTGATGTAAAAGTACCACTATTTTTTGTTTTTGGTGTATTTCCGTTTTTATCTTTAAATTTGCCTAGATCTACAACATCCTTTTTATTCTTAACTTTTAATTTATTAGTACTTCCTCTATTACATTCTCAGTCTCTTTAGCTGCACCTGATGCTTGCCAAACTTTAACTTTATTATAAACTGCTGTACCAGAGACATATAATACCCCTGCAATCATAACTGTTCCAGTTGCAAGAATAGCAAATTCACCTATTCCTGGAACAAAATATATTCCAATAACTGCTGCAGCTGCTCTAGTTTGAACACCATATTCAGTATTTAAATCATACCTAACAAATGCTTCATCTGGAGAAACTCTAGATAAATACATTTCAAATTCTTCTTCTGTTAAAAAAGTACCATCTTCTGTAAGTATTGTTTTGGCTGATTCCTTATTGCTCTCATAAAATGATACTGATTCTGATGTTGTTGTATTGATTTCGCTTTTCTCTAGTGCATATGCAGGAACATGAGGCAATAATCCAATTCCTAAAGTTACAATTAGCCCCTGTGCAATAAATTTGATTTTTTTAATCAATATTATCACCCTCTCTTTTTTATTTACAACATAAATATTATTTTAAAATTTAAATTCATTTTTATGGTAATATTATGAAAGTACTTTTCATACTTTATGTTATATAATGTTACACAGTTCTTCAAACAATTTCGTTTTTCAAGAAACAACATTTTTGTAAAACATGATATATCAATTGACAAATTACTGTTTTTTCTTTGAATAATAAACATCAATTATTATCATTTATCCAAAAATATTGTCTAGAATTTTTATTTGCATTCTGTCTATAATCTAAACAGACATGATATTAACCTACAAAAAGGAGATAACTAAATTAATAGTTGTCTCCTTTTAACATGAATAAATGAAAATATTATTATGAGGAATCTTTCCTACATAATATCTATCGAAATGTTTTTTTGATTACTTTAGCTTACATTAGTTCTTTTTTAACATACTCTATTATAGTATCTTCTTCACCTTTAAATATATCTGCTAACTTTAATATAATCTCTTGATCTTTTATATCCATATCTTTTATTGTCTCATACAATTTATTGTTGCATATAAATTCACCTCACTGCTATTATATATGTTTATACAAAAAGCTAGAAAAAGAATATTTATCTCTTCCTAGCTTTTTATGGTTTTTAAAAGTTATATATCAATACTTTTTTATTATAATTCATTTTGATATTTATGTTAATTAATTATACATTAAATTTACATTAATTATTTATAAATATTTTATATTTTAAAACAAAAGAGATAGCTTAAAAGGGGTTAGAAGCTATCTCTTTCTAAGTATTCTGGTCAAAAATATTCTCTTTACATACATATTATACTATAAATATCCTAATTTTTTCAATATTTTTATATCATATTTTTTAAAGCATTAATCATTTATATAACTACATAAAAAGAGATGGTCAAACAAGCTATCTTTAAACCATCTCTTCGGGGAATTTTTGAACTAATTTGTATCTATTGTACATTTATAATATCATATTTTTTAGCATTTTTCTACATAATGTCATATTTTTGTCACATTGCATTTATATAATAACATTAAAGATAATATTTTTTTCATTTTACCCCAAATTATAAAATATTTAATAAAGAGTAGCTTATCCCCCTTATAAGTTGCTCTTTTTTGTGTAAAAATAAAGGCACCACATAAGAAATTAATCTTACATGCTGCCTTAATGATACTAGAGATTTAATTTATTTATTCTATTAGATTATAACATATCTATTTAAATACATTACAACACTTATTATAATAATCCTGTCTATCTTATAAGCCATCATAGCCCCCATTGACCCTATAGGTTATTTCTTTGCACGTAGCTCCTTTATCACATAGACTATTCATATTGTTTTTATACCACCAGTAACCTGCACTAGTCCATGGATAGTTATTGGCTACATAGTCTACGCCTTGCATAACTGATTGATCTCCTAAATAGTTAGCTAAAGCTTGATAATTGCTTCTACCTGTAAGTTGTAAATATCCAGCACCTTTAAATTTTTTCCCATCTCCAATTTGTGTATTTCCTAAATCTTTTCTTCCTTCATATGCCTGTCCCGAAGCTAATTCTTTTGTGTACACCCCACAAACACTTTCATGGCTACACTGACTTATAAAATGTCTTATCCTTCCTGGAGTATTTATATTAAATTTATCTAAGGAACTATTTAAATCTTTTAATATAAGATCACTTACATTTTTCCAACCAATAGCCTGTAGCTGCTCTTTAGTAACTAAGCTATCTTTTACCCATATGCCACTAGAATTAAATTTATAAGATGTACCACCTATAGAATATGTACCATTACAATACATTGCTCCCTTATTTCCATTACTATTTTCCTCTAAGTAATACCATTCACCTTTATCTTGCAACCACCCTATTTGCATTTCTCCTTTATCATTTAAATAAAACCATTTTCCATCTATTTTAATCCAACCTACAGCCATAGTTCCATTAGAATTTAAATAGTACCACTTATTATTTACTTGTTGCCATCCAGTTAATAATTTATCATCCTGTACAAGACACCATTTCCACTCTTTAGACATAACATCATCTCCTTTAGATATAAAAAATAAGCAGCCATTAAGACTGCTCTAAATTATTCTTTTGCTTTTTTATTTTTTAACTGTGCAAGCGCATCTGTAATTTGTGTTGGAACTGGTGCTCCTAGTGCTGCACAATTTTCTATTAAACTTAATCCATCGTTATTATCATTACCATTTTTTGAAACGTAATATACTAACTCTTCTGTGTTTTTATTCGCTTTTGCGTTCAATTGCGTAGCAATATCTCCATTATTTTCAACATCAATTCCGCCTACTTTATCATTTATTTCCTTTACGGCTCCAGTCACATTGGTTGCAGTTGTTCCCATAACTACTGTTCCTATAATAAATTCTTTTATCTTTTGCAAAGTGCTTTTTCTCGTTTTACCGTTTTGAGCAATATAAGCTACTTCTTGTCCATTAAGCTCATTTTCTGCTGTAAGAAAATCTGGTAATTGTCTATTTGCCATAATATCATCTCCTTAAACTATGATTGTATTTCCTTCATCATCAACTATTATGTTGCCTTCATCATCAATCACTATTGCATCTTTAAAAATAAATTCATCTACTATAGTTGTAAGCTCTATTATCTTAGCTTCATATGAATTCCACTTATCCTTCTCAATCTTAGTAACATGAATATCTGAATTATTGATATGACTTGTATAATTACTATTTGTTTTCTTTAGTTCATCTATAGTTTCATTAGCAGTTTCTACAGAGCTATCTAATTTATTTTTAATATTAATAGCATTAGTGATTGTAGTATTTAATGTTGAATTAATACTCTTTGCCGCATTTGTACTATTATCTAAAGCATTTTTAGCTGCAGTAGCATTTGTAATAGATTCACTTATTTTAGCTAGATTTTCATTAAGATCTTCCAAAGGTGTTATTATACATTCTGGAACACTTCCATCTGGATTCCCCAGAACACTTTTTTCAACTTCAATTTCAACATCAAAAGTTGTTTTCTGCATTCCATTTTTGGTGAAAAATAATTCTAGCAACAGTTTTCCTGAAAGTTGTGTTAAAGTTGACTTACATTGAATATGCACTCTACTATCGACCACTATGATTGTTGCATCATTTATTTCATATGCTTTTCCATCATCTTTATTGGCTTTTAGCATACATGACCATCCTTCTAAATCTGCTAATATGCTGCCATCCCATATTTGAAAATCTAATATTAAAGTATCTGTCTGCTTACATGCTTTAGGTGGAATAAATATTCTATCTTTTATATTTATCTTTATCAATCCAAGTTCACAAATCGCCATACACTCACCTTCTTTCTAAGTGTTTTGTTTTATAATCTTAATGATATAATCTTCAAGCGACAAATTTCCGAAATACCCATTATCAAGAGGTATTTCTTCCATATTTAATAAACTATTATAAAAGTTACTTCCTTTTTCCCTAGCTGCAGCTCCTAAATATATATCTTCAATTGTTAATCCTTTATTAGACATATACATCACCTTATCATTATTACTATCTTTAATAATTAATTTACCGTTGTTTATAGTAAGTCCATTTCTATCAATTAAGACATAAGTACCCGAACCATCTTCAATCGCAGTTAATACATGTTCATAATTCTGCTCAATCAATGTACCAATCTCACCTTTTTTAGCAGTACTTTTAATTGAATCCTCTAATATTTCAATTTTATTACTTGTATCTTTTTCAAGATTAGTTACACTTAATTCAATACCATCTGCTCTTTCTTCCATTGTTACTTGAAGATTCTTTCTTTCCTCAGCTTCTTCTTTAATGTCATCTTTTAATTTCTTCTTAGTTTTTACTACATTTTTATTAGTTTCTATAACTTCATTTTTAGTTCCATTTATTATGTCTTTTATATCAATTAATTTCTCACCAATTTCAATTTCTTCATATTTATTTTTTAAAACATTGAATTTAGTTTTAATTATTCTTTCTGTTGCAGTAACCTCAATTTTAGGATAATAAACTTCTACAGTATTTCCTAAATAAGCTTTCTGTAACCCTTCAACATGCTTAAATTCTTCAGTATTTTGAAGTTCAATAAAGTTAATTTTATAATTCAGTTTTGGAACATCAATTTTATCTTCATTGAACATCTCTGCTGCTCTTTCTCTAAGCTGAGCATATACTATTTCAATTGCTTCTTGACTATCATCTATAAGCTGTATATCATCACATCTTACAAGCTTGTAATGTCCCTCACTATATTTATTAAAATTAGGCGATTTAATAACATATTCAGGCAAATGTAACTCATCTTGACTTACCATTATTAACGCTGTAGCAAAATCATCACTTATTTCATCAATTTCATTTTCAAGTTCTTCTAAATTTTTACCACTAGAAATATAAAATGTTGTGTCAGCTTTTCTTTGATCTACCATATCTATAGTAAAATTATCATATCTTAATTCTCCTCCATAGGCTTCTTTAATAGAATTTTTATCATCAATTAAACAATCTAGTGGTGATTTTTCTTCTGTATCTAAATAATCTATTATTTCACCAGTAGAGTCATCAATCCCCATATTTATAGAAGTATTTGTATTGTTATCTAAATTTCCAACACTTAATCCGTGTAGTTCAATACAGTTATCTAATATTTGTTTAATTGCTTGTTTTCTAGTTTTATTTTTTATTTCACATCCTGGAACAAAGTTTATAGATAATTTTGTTCTCGCAATAGCCTGTGCATAAACAGTTATTCTTCTACTTTTTGTATTTTTATTAACTTTTCTTATTACAAATAACTGTTCTTTTCGTTCATCTCCAACTGAACAGCTTATTATATTTCCTCTAATTAAATATTTAGATAGTCCTTTCTTATCGAATAATTGGTATTCCAAATCCAGCTCAAAATTACCTTCTAAATCTTCTGTTACAACTGCAGTAATTGTTTCAGATAAAACCCACTCATTATGTTCAAAATCTGTTTCACTACCTCGAAATAAACGTATCATATTATTCATAATTATAAGCACCTCCAGTTTGGAGTTATTTCTATTTTAGATATATTACCACTCCATGAAATAACATTTTCTCCTATATCTAAATAAGGGAATTGCCCCTTCATATATTTCCCCTTACCTTCTAATACTTCTGGAATACTACTATCTATTTTTATATGACCATCATTTATATCAGTTATATTAAAAGTCCTATTATTTATTGTTATAGCAGTACTTCCACTTCCGTAAACAATAATTAATGGTAAACTCTCATGTGTAGCTTTACCATTATAAATGGTCGTACCCTTCCTAGTTATTTCTATAGGATTAACTCCATCTAGTAAATACCCAAAAGGCTGACATCTAAACTCTATTGGAAAATTATATAATTGCTTCTCTATAATTGTACTTAATGGTACTTTGTTATTTATTCTAGCTTTATAATATCTATCATCTTGGTTCCCAAAAATAACTTTTCCATCTCCATTCAGCCATGTCAATAATTTGGTTGGATTATCACCTTTATAATCAGCTTCAACTTCTTTAGTATCTCCATCATAACCTTCTAGCTCTGTTAAAAATCCATCTCTATTATCAATAACTATTTCATTTCTTCGCTCTGTACTTAATGATATTGGAGGAAGTGATATTACTTTTACTCCCATATCTTCTGCTTTAATATCTTTCCATATTAATGTATTTCTCAATAATATCACCTTCTCTTATTTTTTTACATGGAATGCTAATTCTCTAGCTAATTGATCAATATCTTCATCACTTCGCACTTCTATATGTTCTACTTTTAATAAAGCATCATAAGTATTATTAGTACTATGATCATCTGTTGAATTTGTTACCCCCAGCAGCATGATTTGCATTTGTTGCTATACTTTCTGTTGTTTTTGCAGTTTCATAATCAACTGAACCTTTTAATTTACTTACTAATTCATCAATATCAGTATTGAAATTTTCTTGCAAATTAGGCATTTCATATTCTATACCAACCCCTATACCTTTTACTATGTTCTTACCTATAAGATCTCTCATTACTCTACTTGGAGAATGAATGTCAAATTTAGATTTAACTCCATCTATAAATCCATCACATAAACTTCCAATCCATCCAGTCATACCATTCCATGCTGATTTAATCCCATCTTTTATGCCTTGTACAATATTACGACCTATTTCTGCCATTTTTGAAGGTATATTTTTAAATCCATTTACTATAGCTGTAACTGTATCATTTGCACCTTTTTTCCCTTCAGTAATCATATTAGTGCACCAAGTCTTAATATTAGTTAAAGCATTAACTAACCATATTTTGATTTTACCTGGAAGTTGACTGAAAAATGTACCTATATTATTAATCCATATTGGTACATTAGTTGTAATGTAACTTAATGTATCTGTGCCCCATTGTCTTATATTATTAATTGTATTTGTAAGCCATTCTTGGACTTTGCCAGGTAATTGAGAAAACCAAGTACTTATATTATTAATCCATATAGGTATATTGGTTGTGAAATAATTCCATGTATTAGTTCCCCATTGAAGTACGCTTCCAAATGCTTCTCCAAGTGCAAAACCAATATTATAAGGTAATTGATAAAACCATTCACCAACTGATGCTATCCATGCTGGAATACTTTCAGTGAAAAATGCAACTACATTATTCCATCCTTCAGTGCAAGTTGTACTTATGTTATTCCATAAATTACTAAAGAAAGAACCTATACTATCTAAACATTCACTAAAGAAATTAACTATCTCAGGAGCAAAGCCTGTAAATAATCGTGAAAGACCACCGACCTTTTCTTCAATTCCACCAAATAATCCATTTGTCGTTTCTCCACATTCATCTAAATTTTCATTTAATGAATCAAGATCTTCATTTAAGCCCTCAATATCATCAGGCACTTCTCCTAAATCACCTAGTCCGCCGCTATCGTCAGCACCTGCACCGCCTCCAGATGATCCACCCGCTTCACTAGAATTAAGAGAATCAAGTAATTCTTTTAATCTTGTAAGTTCTGCTTGTTGGTCTCTGATTACATCATCCAAATCTATAGATTCAGCAATAGCATCTTGCATTGATTGTTTTTCGCTATTAAGACCATTAATAAGACTCTCAGCAAGAGATTGCCCTGCATCCTGCCATTTAGGATTATATCTCTTTAATAATCTCAAAATTTCTTCTTGATTATTACTCATAATAAGTTTTCTAGCTTCAGCATTTATATTATCTGTATCTAATAGCTTTTCATATTGGCTTTCAATTTCTTCCTGCTTAGCACTATTAGCTTCTTTAATAGTTTCTAACTTATTATTTTCATTTTCTTTTTGAGCTTCATAATCTTCTTTTAATTTTTCTTTTTTTAAATCTGATTCTTCTTTTATAGAATCAATTTGAGCCTTCAAAGCTTCCTTTTCTAAATCAGCTTTTTCCTTTATAGCTTCAATTTCTGCTTTTAAATCAGCTTTCTTAAGCATGATAGCCTAAAGTTTTACCACGATATTTACCACGATTGACCATAAAAAAACGTGATGAAACGTGGCGGTTTGGAAGTATCAGCCGAAAAGAGAAATGCCCGTAAAGCTGATAAAATAAGGCTTTGCTCACATTTGAGAAGATATGAAAAGATAATCAAAAATCTATATTAAGTTTAACTCAAATATATAACATAAAACTAAAATAATCCAAGATTTTTTTGTTTATAAAATAAATAGTACTACAATTTGTCAGGGTCATTACAACTTCCTGTCAATTTTACTTTCCTTTTCCAATATAAAAAAATATATTTATAAATATATTTCAGTTTGTAGACAAAAGAGGGTAAATGAAATTTGCATTTACCCCTTTTGCTATTATTAATAGAATTTTTTCTATA